TTGCTATGGCTCCTCATGGTCAGAGGTAGTTAGCGAGCGCAGGGTTTGATGCGCCCTATGCACCTCACATGGTGGACACTAATGTTTTCAAGCCCACACCTAAGTTTCGAGGGATGCCTACTAGGGAGTTCATGGGTATCCCTGATGATGCGTTCCTGGTCACTGCTGTCCTAGCAAATAAGGCAAATAACATTGTCCACAGGAAAGGCTATGCGGAGCTGTTCCTTTCGTTTGGGATTCACCTGAAATCACACCCTGACTCACACTTGTATGTTCACGCTGACACGCTCCCTGTCGTGGGTGGCTTCCACCTGGTTCACCTGATGCAGTCCTGTGGTGTCCCTGCTGATCGTGTGACTTTCGCTAACAGGGATGAGCTGAGGGTGGGTTACACAGATGCTGAGCTCGCTGCAATCTACACAGCCTCTGATGTGGTGTGGATGGCAACCTATGGGGAAGGGTTTGGGGTTCCCATCATCGAGGCTCAAGCGTGTGGCACTAAGGTCATCGGATCTAACTGGGCTGCGACTGCTGACCTGGTTGCTGAGGATGGGTTCAAAGTTGAGGGGCAACCTTTCTGGGATGAACCCCAAAAGGCGTTCTATCAAATCCCTATCCTCGCTGACCTCGTAAGAGCCCTTGACGAGGCATACAAGGCTGATAGAGGAACTTCTAGCGTGGCTAGGTCATTTGCCCTGCAGTTCGATATTGAGACTGTCTGGGAGGGTTCTTGGCTTCCTTTCCTGAGGGAGTATCTTTCTAAAGCGTAGGCAGGCTGTGGCGCTAAACTAGGAGCTGGAGGCTTTACATGATTACTGACGGCTATGCCACGCTCGCTGATGTCAAAGCAGCGCTAAGAATTACAGACAATGTGGATGACAGCCTGCTTGAGATAAGCATTGAGGCTGCCTCACGCGAGATTGACGGCTGGTGCGAGCGTGTGTTCACGAGCTCGACAGCGACACGCATTTACAGGCCCACAGATGTTTTCAGTGTGGAGGTGGATGACTTGCAATCCATCACTACTCTCAAGACTGACAGTGACGGTTCTGGGGTGTTTGATGTGACCTGGGAGAGCACTGATTATCAGCTCAACCCTCTGAATGGTTTGGCTGGTGGTATCAGCACCCCTTACACACAAGTACGCGCTATTGGGCAATACCTTTTCCCAATCTATGAGCCACGCAATGTGAACAGCAACGAGGCATCAGTTCAGATCAATGGTGTGTGGGGTTGGGCTTCTATCCCTACAGCAGTGAAACAGGCGTGCATCATTCTCTCGATGAGACAGTTCAAACGGTACGACAGTCCTACTGGTGTGATGGGCTTTGGTGATTTGGGTGTGATGCGTGTGGGGCGTGTGGATCCTGATGTGGAGAAACTCTTGATGCCCTTTAGAAGGATGAGGTTTGCGTGAGCATCTCAGATATTAGGGATGGGATTGCAACTAACCTTGCAACTATTAGTGGGCTGAGGACTAGCGCTGAGCTCCCTGACAACCCTTCCCCACCTATCGCTGTCGTACAGTTGAACAATGTGCAATACGATCAGGCTTTCCAGGGTGGGATGGTGTTCTACACTTTCACGATTACTGTGATTGTGGGGCGCGTTTCTGAGCGCACCAGGTTGAACGCTTACGCCTCCACTGGTGCTGGTGGTGTGAAGGCTGCATTGCAGTCAGATAAGACTCTGGGTGGTGTCGCTTTCGATGTTCGGTTGCAGGAGATGACTAACATTGGTGCGATAACATTAGGAGAGCAACAATACTTGGCAGCTGAGTTCAGTGCCATCGTTTACGCGGATTAGGAGAAACTGTGAAGTTCGCAGCTACTGATTTTGACATCAGCATCGCAGGTACAGATTTCAGCGACAGCATCGCTGCGGTCACCCTCGATGTTTCTAGGGAACAGCTTGAGATTACAGCGTTTGGTGACTCAGCACGCCGATACATTGGCGGTCTGCAGGACTCCAGCGTGACGATCTCTCTGCACCAGGATTTCGCCTCAGGCAGTGTGGACAGCACAATCTGGAGCAACCTTGGTGGCACTGTTGCCATCGTGCTGAAGCCCACTAGCAGTGCAGTATCAGCCACTAACCCTTCCTACAGCTTCAACGCGCTGGTTGTGCAGAGCACGCCTTTCGCAAGCAATGTGGGAGACCTGGCAACTATGGATGTTACCTGGCCTGTGGATGGTGCAATCACACGCGGTACTGCCTAAACTAGGGTAGTATCTGGAGCATGAACTTCACGCTCCTAATTACTTTCCTTGACGGTACTTCTACAGAGGTCACAGGCATTGCCGCTGACCTGGTGGCTTTTGAGGCAGAGTACGATCTGTCTGTGTCACGCCTAAACCAGGACATGAAAATCACACACCTGTTGTGGCTTGGGTGGCATGTGCTGAAGCGCACTGGTGAGACTAAGGATGCTTTCCAGAAGTGGGTTGAGTCAGTGGAAGGCGTTGAGGCAGGCTCCCCAAAATAATCAAAGGGCTGGGGGATTCCTCAGCTCACTGGCTTATTGCACAGATTGCTGTGGAGACTGGTATCAGTCCTCAGGATCTCGCTGACTTGCATCCTCGCATGTTGTTCACTATTCAGAAGGTGTTGGAGGCTAAGGCTAAAGCGAGCCAGAGACCGCGTAAGCGTAGGCGATAGAATAGAAGGCAGGATTGGAGTCTGCCTTGCTTTCTACTCAGATGCGTGTTGAGGGTCTTGCACAGCTGAATAACACCCTGAGGGATTTAGACCGCAAATCGCTAAACAAGCTCAGGGGTGAGATGCGTAAGAGCATCAAACCTGTTGCCTCTGCTATCGCTAACGATGTGCCTGAGACTCCTCCTCTGTCTGGGATGAATCATAACGGTGTGACTAGGTGGACTGGTCAGGTGAAAACTTCTGTGCAGTTCACTCCTGGGCGTGCGAGGGGTGGGGCTTCTAGGGTTTTGGCAATGAAGTTTACTGGTGGTACTCGTGCCGGTGGGGGTATTGGTTTTGATTACGCTGAGCTTGCAGGTTCCTCTAGGAGACCTGGCTCACGCTACTCGAAGGTTTATGATCGCGGTGGCTACCCTGGTTTTCAGCATCGCGTGAATGGTCAGGGGCAGGCTTTCAATCGTGGTATCAGGTCCTACAAACCCATTAGAGGGCGTGGTGGATATTTTGCTTACGATTCCGCTGTGAAAAAGTACCCCATCATTGAGGGTCTAGGTAAGCGTGCGATAGATAAGTTCATGGCTGATGCCACCAGAGAGCTCAGAAGAATCAGAGGTGCAATGTAATGGCTATCTTTATCCCTCTTGTTACAAAGTTTGATGACAGGGGTTTGCAAGGTGCTCAGCGTGCACTTGCTAATTTTCAGAACTTTGCTGTGGATGTGGGGCGTGTAGCTGCTACCGCTATCACTGCTGTGGGTGTCGCTTCTGTGCGCGAGGCTGCACAGTTTGAAACGAGCTTATCTAAGATTCAGGGTTTGGTGGGTGTTAGCACTGAAGAAATTATTGAGCTTGCTAACGCAGCCAGAGAATTAGGTCCTGCTTTTGGTGTTAGCGCTAATGAGGCAGCGGATGCGCTGTTCTTTATTACCTCGGCTGGTTTGCGTGGCGCTGGGGCTACAGAAGTCCTTGAGGCATCTCTTAAGGGTGCTGCTATTGGTTTGGGTGACACTAAGACCATTGCGGATCTTGCAACCTCAGCGGTGAACGCTTATGGTGAGGCTCAACTGGGTGGCGCTAAAGCGGTGGATGTTCTGGCTGAGGCTGTGCGACTCGGAAAGCTTGCACCTGAGGAGCTCGCAGGTTCTATGGGCATGGTGTTGCCTCTTGCTTCTAATCTTGGTGTGCGCTTCGATGAGGTGGGCGCTGCAATGGCTGGTATGTCAAAGACTGGTACTGATGCCAGCACTGCTGCGACACAGTTGAGGCAGATTCTTGCCACGATTGCGAAGCCCACCAATGAGGCTGATAAAGCGCTTGGTCGCATGGGACTATCTGCTGAGGGTTTGAGACAACAAATCAAGGATGAGGGTTTGTTCGCAACCCTTGAAACTCTAACTACTGCTTTTGATGGCAACATTGAGGCCACGACAGAAGTCTTTGGAAACATTCGCGCACTGTCTGGTGTCTTGGACTTGATGGGCGCGAGCGTAGAGGACAACCGCGAACTATTCAAGCTCATGGCGGATGACACAGGGGTTTTGAATGAAGCCTTTGAGATTACTGCCGAGACAGCACAGTTCAAGTTTGATAGCGCTATGGCTACTGCCAAAGACACTCTGATTGAGATTGGTGCTACCCTCCTAGACCGCCTCCTCCCATACCTTGATGATTTCAAAGCTTTCATGGATCAGAACGGTCCTGTCATTGCTGAGGCGTTTGACAACATTTTTGAGTTTGTGAACAAGGTGGGTGAAAAACTCTTTGAGTTAGCAGATGCTTTCCTCCCAGCAGTAATGGAGCTGATGAACAATGAACAGTTCCAGGAGAATGTGCAACGCCTCGGAGAGAACTTCTTTCTCATCGCTGATCAGGTTATTAGGTTTGTGGAGTCTGACCTGGGACAATTCCTCCTAGATTTGACAGGGCAAAGCATTGTGGGTGGCTTGCATTTGCTCAACGAGCAGCTGGAGCGCCTCGCTAACCTCATGTTTGTCATCAATGAGGCTATGGATATTTTCTCTGGCAAAGCGCCTTCTGTGGACTTTGAGACACTCATGGACAGAGCTGGTAGCGCTATCGGTATCAGGTTGAGTGAGCTGTCACAATACTTCCTAGACTTGCAGAGCGCTCAGA